TTATAGCTCCACCTGTGGCTTTCTTTTTACCTTTGTACTTGCCACCCATTTTTTTATATTCTTTGACCATGTAAGCATTTGCATAGGCTGATGGGTAAACATCAAATTTAGCTTTAGCCTTGCTTTTAGCTTTTCTATATAAGCTTGGGTTTGCTACGCTCTTTGGTATTTGTGATCTTCCTGTTGCCATTAGCACTTCCACCTTCTTCTTGCTTGCCTAATTCTTGAATTAGGATTGTTTCTTGTTTTAGCAGAGCTTCGCTTTAATTGTCCAAGCGATCTTGCACAATAAGACTTACGTCTTTTCGCAGCTTTGCTACCTTTTTTTACTTTGCCTGTTACAGCAGTTTTTAACTTAGAGCCGGGGTTAGCTTTACGATAAGCAGCTACGCCCTTTTTTGTCATGCCAGCACCTTTACTGGTAGGGCGGTAATTACCGCCCTTTCCAGTCGTTTTTCTTATAGGTTTAGCCTTTGGTTTTGGTTTTTTTACAGCCATTCATTAATAATTTTTATTCAAAACCAATATGATTGAATAAGTATCACCACTTGAATGTCCTACAGTTGTGAAGTCAATGTCACCTGTTACACCGCTACCAGCGTTGTTAGGTATGCCTGTAAACAAGTCATAGTATTCATCTCCTGTACTATCTGCTGGTAAACCAGTCAAAAGAACATTTGTACTAGCATCAAATTCTAGGTTTACACCCATGCCTCTTGTAGCCCAATAAATACGAGCTACAGAAACAGAGGTGCAAGCTACTCCATTATTTGATTGTAAAGCTGATACATCAACCTTTTTGACAGCACTTTCACCTGTGCCATCAGATACATTTGTAAACTTCAGGATAGCAATTCTTTTACCATCTTGAATAGTTTGTGAGGTTACTGTGTCTGCCATAGTTTACTCCTATGCGTCAGCAAAAGGTGTAACTAAAGTACCTGAGCCCAATGTTAGACCCTCTACTGCATATTTTGCAGAGGCTATAGCAGTTACTCTGACAATACTGCCAGCTATTCCACCCTTTGTAGAACCATTCATGGTCATGACATCATTAGATGAGGCTGATATAAAAGTTTTACCTGTTGCATCATCCACACCTGTATATACACCACCAACAAACTTGTCTGTTCCATCTGTCAAAATGTCCATATCTGTGGCTGCTGTTACTACAACAAAAGTGAAACTAGCACCTAAATTGTTAAGTTGATTAGGTTCGTCATCTGAACTTGGTGCTGTTGCAACAATACTAGGTAAAGTAAATTTACCATCTGCATCATTAGTAAGTAATATTTTACCAGCATGAGCTGCTACAGTAAGTGTGGTGTCTGCTGTTAAGCTGACTACAGAAGCGTTACCAGCTGTAATAAAACCAGCTAAAGAACGTACTGGTCCTGAAAATGTCGATTTTGCCATAATTTCCTCCTTTGGAAATTCCCCTATCGTCTTGGCTTGTCTGCTAGGTCAGTCGATAGGTTCAAATTAATAAATCCTAGTAGTAAAATCATACTACTAGGGCTTTAGATTAGCAAATTAAGATTTGTTATAAAATTTTAAGTTTTTTTCTTAAAATTAAAATTTGGTTCTGTTGTGATTCGTTTGGCTTTACAATTTTTTCTAATCTTTTGAGTGCTCTAGTTCTTCTACCTTGTATTCCACCTGTGTGACTAAATTTTTTTAATTTCATAAATACTCCTTTTTTGTTTAGCTACAGCCCATATGTTTCGTATGTTTTGTAGTCTCCAAGATGTTCGTTAATTAATTTTTTCTCCATGGGCAACAAGTCACAACCATACACGTCTGCAAATCCCCAATGTAACATAGGGTCTAACCCTTGGTTGTGATATGTACGCATCAAGTTGCCAGACAAAAATTTATGATAAATTGTATCTACACCACTTAGTCTTATTGATATTTGTTTATAGTGTGTATCTACTAGCTGACCCTCTTTGTAACGTGTTGTTGGGTCTAAAACTATAAAGCTGTAGTCCTCTTCTGACAAAAGTTTCCAAGCCTTGTCCACCATTGGTTTCCTACGCACATATTGTTTCTTGTGCAAAATTTTTGTTTCATGTGAAACATTTGTGTTTTCATCTTCATAGCAAAGATAAATACTTCTACCAACTATTTCTATTTTTTTTGGTTTGTTAGCCATTGTTTTCTACTCCAGATTTTTCAATTTGTTGTATTTTGGTAGGTCTTTTGAAGAAACCAAACTTAGGGTCTTTATCTGACACAGTGACTGTAGCCATGAAAGAAACCCTGTCACCTTTTTCACCTACATCACCACCCCAAACTACAAAACCTCTGTCGTCTTTGACAGTGCATTTTTGTGAGCTGGTTTGCATACCATTAGGCAAAACATAATCTTTAAATGTGGTTTTGATAACCTCGCCAGTAAACTGTATTCTTTCATCAGTAACAGGCACTGGTTCTGCATTTGTCTTTTCCTCTTCCCATACTTTTGCATTTTCTCTTCTGGTGATATAACTATCTACCATTTTTATACAAAAATTAACTTGTGCAACAGACAGATTTCCATACTGATGTAGTTTGTCTTTGATGTCATAAAAAGCAAAACCAATGTCTCTTTGCACTTCAATATCTGCGTCACCATAAGTTACAAAATGTTGTGCCAAAACAGGATTAGCTTGTAAAAAATCATGAATTTTTACTTGTAAGTCTTCTTTGACTTTTGCGTGATATTCTGGTGTTTTTCTAACAATAGGGTCAAGTTCATCAATCAAAGAAGCCTCAAGACGAATATTATCTTCTTTGGCATATTTGACAGCTTTTGCATAAGCCTCATCATAGTCTGTGCTTAGATTTTTGACATATGTATCACTTTCACTGACATAACCATCTGACCTTTCAAACAGAATGTTCTGTCTAAGAGTGTACATTTTGTTACCCCAACCAGCACCTATGTAGTATGTATTTTTTAGTTGGCTCATGTTTTTCTCCTGTTATTAATGTATCTCACATGGTTATAATATCAAATGTGTAGGAATTTGCAAGTATTTATACAAAGAAAATAACAAAAAAAAAGGCAACCTGAGTTGCCCTTTTTCTGAAATAGTTGAGTTATAAACGCTATTTCTAATCGTTCTAGTTATGCACCTTGTGAACCATAAATGCCTCTCCAATCAGAGAAACCAAAAGAATAACGCTCACGAGCTTTATATCTAATGTTACCTGTTGAGAAGTCTGGCTCCATAGAAGTTTCCATACCACTTCTTTGGAACATTTTAAGACCATCACCTTGCTCTGTAACAGAGGTCAAGATAAAGAAAGCATCAGGGTCAGTGAGGTAGTGATTCACAGAATAACCACCGGGTAGTACCCCTGTGTTTCTTATTGAATTTAGGTCATTGTCAGCAGTTGCTGTTCTGAGAGTAGAATTTAATATTCTGTCAGCTACAAAAACAAGCTCACTAGGAACTATCATTTTTGTTGCTTGTACAGATATTAACAATCCTCTGTCATCAACAAAATCACTGATGTCAATGAGCATAGCTTCAAGTGAAGTCTCATTGAGGTCAGCCATTGATGTCTGCCTGTTTGCAGCTGAACCGCCACCAGATAGTGGGTGGTCAGTAGCAATCAGTGACTTGCCATCTCCTCCAGTAAAACTGGATGAAAAAGCATTATTCAGAATATCAGCACCTTTTACCTCTTTAGTATGTGCCATAGACTTAGCTAGTGCTTTTACATACCTTTTCCCAAGCGAATCGTATAAATTATCTTCTACTGATTCTTCTGTAAGTGCAAAAGCTAATGCCACTGTATCGTGGGTATAACGTGCACTGTAACTCTCAGAGGCGTTGTCAAAACTGACACCTTGACCTTCAGTTTTTGTTGGGGCTGAACCAAATCCAGTGATTAACACTTCTTCTTCAAAGGCACGTTGAGAATCCTCTA